AATTCAAACCTTTAATAGATGCTATAGGTCAAATTGTTAAACAATATATATCTATACCTCCAGCTAGTGATACCATATCACCTGCATTTGTAGGTTCAATGGTTATTGAATCTATGTGGGCCGTGAGCCAATGGTCGGGAGACTTTAATCCTTTTCATATACACCAAGGAGAATTATCGGGTGTAATTTATTTACGGGTACCACCTAGTTTAAAAGAAGAATATAAAAAAGAAGATCACTATCCTTGTGTAGGAGATATAATTTGGCATTGTGGTCAAGCTGCAACTTTTAGCGGACACAAACATCAAGCAACCCCTGAAGTTGGAGCAATTTATCTTTTTCCTTCTTGGTTATCACATGGTGTTTATCCATTTAGAACACAAAACGAAGAAAGAAGATCGGTGTCTTTTAATTTACATTTAAAGAAAAAAGAACCTATTAATGATTGACATTGATAAAGTTCCAATGGTCCGTGTGACGTGGCTCGATGCCCGTGATACAGAAACCGGGTGGCTTGACATAAAAGAAATTATTAATGCACCGTTGGCCGTGTGCCAAGAAGTAGGTTGGATGATTACTAATAATGATGAAAGAATAGTTATTATGAGATCTTACAGTAAAGACAAAGACGATGTATCTGGAGGAGGTGCTATTGCCATACCTAAAGGATGGATAACAAAAATAGAATATTTAGAGGTAAGTTATGCAAGAAATAATTCTTAAAAAATTAAGTGTTATAAAGACAAGTGTTAACATTGAATTATTAAATATAATTAATCAATATGTAAAAGAACACGGGGACAAATTTAAAAGTAGAAAATGGAATTGTAATTCTGCAACATCTCATAATTTATGTCATAATATATTACATGATGTTATTGAGTTTAAAAATGTTAGAGAAGCCATACACGAACAATTAGCTATTTATTTTGAGGCAGTTCAAAAAAGAAGTATTCCGTTTTTAATAAATGAATCTTGGATAAACATAATTGATAAATGGGGATATCAAGAATTTCATGAACATAGTCCTGCCTTTGTTGCAGGAGTTTTATACATATCCGAACAAAACTCAGACATAGAATTTGCTACTTTTCCTAGTAGTAGTAAAACATTAATTACTCCTAAAAAAGGAGATTTATTATTTTTTGAGGGCAATGTTTTTCATAGAGTCATTGACTCAGATAAAAAACGAATTTCTTTAGCTTTTAATATTTATGCACCATAGTAAAAATACAAAATTTGTAATGTATGTTGATGATTTTTTAGATGAAGCTACATTAAAATCCTTACAAGATACTCTTATGAATTTAAACTATACTCAAGTAGATAATCCACAAGGTCAAGTGTATGGTCAGAGACACACTTTTCCTAAAAGTTTTCACAATGATCCATTGTTAAAGTTAATTAAACAATATTTTTTTCCGCACAGGAACCTTGAGCCGATATCCGTGAGTGCTCATTATAGACAGAATAAAGATGAGCCTTTGTTTCATACAGATGATGACAAAGGAAATGTTGCAAACTTTCTTTTATTTGTTAAGGGAGAACCCCTCCTTAATAATGGCACTGGGTTTATGCATAACAATCAATTATCTTCTCACATAGGTTTTGTAGAAAATAGAGCTTTGTTTTTTAATGGCATGAAAATACCACATTCAGATTTACAATCTTTCGGTGATAGCTCTAATAGAGCTACACTTAATATTTTTTATAAGGAACATGAAACGAAATGAATAAAATATTTATAGGAACTCCTTGTTATGGTGGAATGATAACAGCAGATTATTTTAAAAGTTGTTTGCAACTTATTGCTTTAGCCGCTCAAAAAAAAATAGAAATACAAATTGGTACAATCGGTAATGAATCATTAATAACACGAGCTCGTAATACTTTAGTTCAATTATTTATGGATGAAAAAAAATATACTCATCTTTTATTTATTGATGCTGATATTGCTTTTAATCCTGAATCAGTTTTTCGTATGTTAGATTTAGATAAAGATGTGATAACAGGTGTTTATCCTCGTAAACTAATTGATTGGACAAAAGTTAAAAGAAGGGTGATTGAAAACCCTAATATAAAAGAAGATGAATTGCACGCAGCTTCTTTGCAATATAATTTAAATGTTAAAGATCCTAATAATGTTAAAGTTGAAAAAGGATTTATTGAAGTATTAGACGGTGCAACAGGTTTTATGTTAATAAAAAGACAAGTGTTTGAGAAAATGGCTAAGGCCTATCCTGATTTAAAATTTAAATCTGACCAACATTTAAATCAACCACATGATACAGAATTTAACTATCATGATACATCTGATTGGAACTACGCATTTTTTGATACTATGGTGGAACCAGAAACTAAAAGATATTTATCTGAAGATTATTCTTTTTGCCGTTTATGGCAGAAAATAGGTGGTAAAATATATGCGGATATTCTTAGCGGTATGACTCACTTTGGTAATTACCCTTTCAAAGGTAATGTAGCCACTCAATTCTTGCCACAAAACAATAAATAATTTAGTATACTCCAACATGAAATTGACTGATTTAAAGTTCCAACCTGGTATAGATAAACAAGATACTGCTTATTCAGCAGGAGACCAACGTAAATATGTTGACTCTGATTTTGTACGTTTTCACTACGGAAAACCTGAGAGATGGGGTGGCTGGGGATATTTACCTAGCCCTAATAAAACTCTTGTGGGCGTGGTCCGTGATACACATTCTTGGCTAGGTTTAGATGGAACCAGATATTTAGCTTTAGGAACAGATAGAAAATTATATCTTTTTACAGGTGGTGGTTTTACTGATATTACTCCTATTAGAGAAACAGCTTCTTTAACCAATCCTTTTACAACAAATGGCACTACTACAGTAACTGTTACAGATGCAGCCCATGGCGCTGCTGAAGGTGATTTTGTAACCTTTGATTCTTTTTCAGCTATTGATGGTTTAGATATGAATCAAGAGTTTGAAATTACAACGTATGTAGATGCTAGTACATATAAAGTTACTCATACTAGCACAGCTTCTGGATCAACTTCAGGAGGTGGAGGAACAGGAAATGCTAATTATCAAATAACTACAGGACCTGCTACTTCTACTTTTGGATATGGTTGGGGAACTCTAACATGGAATTTAAGCACTTGGAACACTCCTAGATCAAGTTCAAGTCTTGTATTGTCAGCACGTCAATGGTCTTTAGATAATTTTGGAGAAGATTTAATTGCTACTGCTTTAAATGGTGGTACTTTTATTTGGGACACATCAGGTGGATTAGGATCTAGAGCAACAGCTTTATCCAATGCACCAACAGCTTCTAGATTTAGTTTGGTTTCTACAGATACTAGACACTTATTAATTTTTGGAACAGAAACAACAATTGGAAATACTGGAACTCAAGATGATTTGTTTTTTAGATTTTCTGATAGAGAAGATGCTACTGATTATACTCCTGTAGCTACTAATGAAGCAGGTTCCCTTCGTATTTCTGATGGTTCTAGAATAATGGGTGCTGTAAAATCTGCGGGTCAGATACTTGTTTGGACCGATACATCTTTACATGGTATTCAATTTGTTGGTACTCCATTTACTTTTGGAATGAGACAACTTGGTGCTAACTGTGGATTAATAGCACAACATGCAGCAATAGAAGTAAATGGAAAAGCGTATTGGATGTCGGATGATTCCTTTTATTTGTATGATGGTGTTGTTAAAAAAATGCCTTGTTCTGTGCAAGATTATGTATTTGATGATCTTAGTTATACAAACAAAAATGATATTGCCGTTGGATTAAACACAGCCTTTAATGAAATTATTTGGTACTACCCATCATCTAATGCAACACAAATAGATAGAGGTGTTGTTTACAATTATTTAGAAAATACTTGGTACACAATAAGTTTAGCCAGAACAACCTGGCTCGGTGCTTATGTATATGAATTACCAATAGCCACAGAATATAGCACAAGTGTAACAGCAAATGTATCTACTATATTAGGTTTGACCGCAGGAGCTTCGTATGTTTATGAACAGGAGACAGGTAATAATCAAGCTAATGGTGCAGCAATTACAGCTTTCTTAACTACAGGTTCAGTAGAAATAGGAGATGGGGACGAGTTAATGTCAGTTAGTAAATTAGTTCCTGACTTTGATAATTTATCAAACACCTTAACAGCTACCTTAACTTTAAATCAATATCCACAATCCACTAATAGTGTTTCTACTTCAGGAACTATCTCTAGCACAACACAGAAAATTAATGTAAGAGGGAGAGGCAGGGCAGTAAAAATTAAATATGAAACTAACACAATTGATGACACAGCTTGGAGACTTGGATCAACAAAGTTACAACTTAGACAAGACGGTAGAC